TCGCCCACTCTTCGGACGGCGACAACTGGGGTCAGGACAACGAGCTTGTCACTGATACGGTTGTCAACAAGCTGCTGCCGATCGTTCAGTACTATGCGTACGTGCAGGTAAACTCTGAGTATGAATCTGACTACGCCACTGAGCAGACAGGACACAATTTGTGGAGTGTGTACAAGCCGCTCAGTGATACGAAACGGAACCTGAGTGCTGCGTTGATCACCAGTCACGAAAACGTGTATCCTGTTTTCGTCAAACTGTTCGAGAGGAAGCCGTGATGACAGAAGTAACCAAGTTCGAAGCAGGTAAGGACTGGTCGTTTGAAGACATCGACCGAGCGTACGACGAAATCCGCAAGATCGCGGAGGACGAATTCAAGATTTCGTACTACCCAAACCAGATCGAAATCATCACCAGTGAGCAAATGCTGGATGCGTACTCCGCAGTCGGCATGCCTGTGTACTACTCTCACTGGTCGTTCGGCAAGCAATTCGTTGCGGAGTCGGACAAGTACAGTCGCGGTCACATGGGCCTCGCCTACGAGATTGTGATCAACAGCAATCCTGGCATCGCCTATCTGATGGAAGAGAACACGCTGATGATGCAGTGCTTGGTGATGGCGCACGCTTGCTTCGGTCACAATTCGTTCTTCAAGAACAACATCCACTTCAAGCAGTGGACTGACGCTGAAGGGATCATCGACTACCTGTCGTACGCTAAGCACTTCATTCGCGAATGCGAAGAAAAGTACGGGGAGCAGGAAGTGGAAAAGGTGCTCGATCACGCCCACGCGCTTCGTCATCAAGGGATCGACCGTTACAAGCGGCCGCCGCAGCTGTCGAAGGAAAAGCTGAAGGCGCGAGAGAAGGCTCGGATTGAGCATGAGGAATCAACGTTTGACGACATGTGGCGGACGATTCCTACAACCAAGAACGAGGTTGTCAAGCGTAAGCATGAGAAGTTTCCAAAGGAATCTGAAGAGAACATCCTGTACTTCATTGAGAAGCATGCTCCGAATCTCGAGCAGTGGAAGCGTGAGATTTTGCGAATCGTCCGCAAGGTCGCGCAGTACTTCTACCCTCAGATGCTGACGCAGATCATGAACGAGGGCTGGGCTACGTTCACGCACTACAACATTCTTGAGCAGATGTACGAGCGGGGACTGGTTACCGACGGATTCATGCTGGAGTTCTTCGAGAGCCACTCTGGCGTTGTCAATCAACGGCCGATGGCTGCGATCAACCCGTACGCACTCGGCTGGGCAATGTTCAAGGACATCAAGCGGATGTGCCTGGAACCGACAGACGAAGACCGTCGCTGGTTCCCTGATCTGTGCGGCAAGGAAGACTGGCTCGCTGAGTGCCAGTACGCTGCGTACAACTTCAAGGACGAGAGCTTCATCCTGCAATATCTGTCTCCGAAGGTGATCCGTGACTTCCAGCTGTTCTACATGCTGGACGACGACGAGAATCCGAAGATCCAGGTAGAGGCAATTCAGAATGACGAAGGTTACCGAATCATTCGCGAGAAGCTCGCAGAGCAACAGAACGTCAACAACCGACTGCCGTATATCAATGTGGTAGACGTCGATGTTCGCGGCGACCGGAAGATGATTCTGGAGCACACGTCGTTCAAACGTCACCTGCTGGACGAGGATGATACTCGTAGGACCCTGGAGCACGTTGCTGCTCTGTGGGGGTATGAAGTGGAGATCCGCTCGATGGACCCGAGCGGAGAAATGGTGGAGCGGTACACGTTCGATCCAAACGATACGGACGACTACGAGGATTAACAGCGCGGAAACATACGGTTTTCTTGTTTCGCAAAATGCGAGCGATAAATAGTCATACACATCCTTCTGGACAGTTAATGACGACTTTTCGCTCGCATTTTTTCGTTCCTGTCACGCTTTTCTCCCTAGCGGAAATTCTTCCGCAACTCCCACCCCTGCACTCCAAAATCCTACCACAGGAGGTCTACCTATGTCCCGAAAGCGCGCCGTAAAAGCATTCACCCGCCACTCACAACAGACCGCATACGAACGACAACTAGAACAAGCATTACTGGCAAACGGCCGGGCCCAGCAGGAAGGCCCAACAAAGCGCAAAACATGGTCTCCTCGCGATCTCAAGCCAATTGAAGCGTTGACGCCACCACAGACGGAGATGATTCACGACTATCTGAACGGATACAACATCATGGCTGGCGGCAGCGCTGGCACAGGTAAGACGTTTGTCGCAATGTATCTTGCACTAAAAGATGTGTTAGATCCACAGACAGAAGTGGACAAGATCATTCTTGTTCGCTCTGTTGTTGCAACTCGTGACGTAGGTCACCTTCCAGGTACACTCGAAGAAAAGACACAAATCTACGAACGTCCATATAAGGACATCTTGCATGATCTGATGGGCCGTGCAAACACGTACCAGGACATGAAGGATGCCGGCATGATCACGTTTGACACAACGTCGTTCATCCGCGGTATGACGTTTGATAATGCTGTGATTGTGGTAGATGAAGGTCAGAATATGACGTTCCACGAAATTAACTCAATCATGACGCGCTTGGGCAATAACTCTCGTGTGATCTTTGTCGGTGACCTGATTCAAACCGACCTGCGCAAACACCGCAGTGACGTATCAGGCATGGAAGACGCGATGAAAGTTGCTGGTCGCATGAGCCGCTTCTCAACGGTGACGTTTACCAAGCACGACATCGTCCGCAGCGAGTTTGTCAAGGAATGGATTACCGCCACGGAAGACGAGGGGATCCAATAACCAATCTTCCTAAGAAAAAAGCCGCTGTGAAGCGGCTTTTTAGTTTGTGGCGTGTCGAGTTGGAGGCGGTCGACGAAGGATTGAAAACACTTGGTCCAAAATCAGCTCGTCATCCTGTTGGTGTGCGTTCAACCGCAGCACTTGATTGTCTAGCTTTTCAATCAAAGCAGCTTGTGCCTTATCGGTTGCTTGCAAGTCAACAACCTCACGTTCTAGAACCGTGATACGGGTTGTAAACAAGCCCCAAGCAACCGTCAGAGAGACGGCCAGGGAAATGATGGTAATCAGGTCTTTCAACTCCAACACGTGCGTTGATGGTGCGAGTTTTGTGGCCATTCTTTGCTCTCCTTTGCTGGTAGATATTTATGGGTCAGACCATTCTTCAGAAGTTTTACCCTTGATCTATAAATACCAAACCATCATCATTGGAGCCCACAATGAACATCAGCCAGTCCGCCATCGTTCGTGAAATTCTGCGAGCAATTACACTCGTGATTGTAGGGACAGCTATTATCACAGCTGTTGCAACTAGTCTCCATCCTGCAGCTCCTCCGTACTACGCGATGATTGCAAGCACGCGCACTGAAACACAGGTTGAGCTCAAAAAGCAAATGGGAGAGACAGTAAATGTTGCCAACAGCGGAACAGGTTCTAAGTAATCTGCCTCTAGCGATTACGTTGTGGACTGCAGCAACGCTGTGCTGGGGATTGTATATCCTCACAGCGTATAACAAGATGATGAAGCGTGCGTTACAGTTCGACTGGATCAAAACGCGCACCGATCGTTATCATTCAATGTTTATCATGGCAGGAAATGCCGTTTTAGTTGCGTTCCTGATGCTTGAGCCGAGCATGACGCAGTATTCAGATGCGGTAATCGTGACAAACATCTTCTTCGGTACATATCTTGCAGCAACTTCCACTGCACTCGTTCGTTGGTGGAAAACTGACAAAACCACCCAAACTCGTCTCTTGTCGTAACCTAACAATTGCTGTAAGGTAGGTGGGTACCTTCAAAGGATACCCATTATGACTACAAAAGACTCCCTAGGCGATAGGATGAAGGGGTACGAGGCAGTTTCCAAAGACTTCCTCATGAAACGAACACCCGTCATCATTCGCCTTGACGGTAAAGCCTTCCACACTTACGCACGGAACCTCCCCGACACAGGTGTCGTTCCGTTCAGTGAAACAATGCACACCGCAATGGTTGCAGCTACCGTGGCAGCCGTCAAAGAAGCGCAGGGATGCGTACTGGGCTACACTCAATCGGACGAAATTACGCTACTACTGCGCGACTACGACACGCTTGAAACGCAAGCGTGGTTTGGCTACAATGTTCAAAAGATCGTCTCTGTGATTGCGACAGCCACTGCCAACGCCTTCAACTGCGCGTTTCGCCGGAATGAGCTGCGCGCTCCAGAGGATTTTGCGAAGTTTGACGCACGAGCATTCAACATTCCGAAGGAAGAAGCGACAAACAACTTCCTCTGGCGTCAACAGGATGCCTCCCGCAACAGTATTCAAATGCTTGGGCACTACCACTTCTCTCAGAAGCAAATGCACGCTAAGAACAACAGCGAAGTGCAGGACATGCTGATGCTGGAAAAGGGCGTCAACTGGAACGACCTACCAACGTGGATGAAGCGCGGAACGTGCGTCGTCAACGACGGTGATCTACGCTTGGCTGTAGATGAGGAGATTCCAATCTTCACACAAGATCGAGCATACATAGATCAGCACGTGTATATCGACAAGGTAGCAGCATGACATCTGAGCAAACGTACGTATTCGAAGGCGTGGAGGTTCGCAAAACGGGCCGCCGCGCTCAGAACAAATTGAAGAGTGGTAAGATCGACGAGATTGTTGAAGTAACCCCCGTTGACAACATGGTCGGCAGCTGGAAGAAATGGACACGAGAAGACATGCTGTTTGAGGTGCAACAATGACTTTCCACGATACGCAATACTTAGAGCTGGTTAAAACAGCCCTTACCCGCGGTGTGCGCAAGTCAAATCGCACAGGCGTAGACACGCTGTCTGTGTTCGGTCATCAAATGAAGTTTGATCTCCGTGACGGCACAATCCCGATGTTGACAACCAAGAAAATCCATACTCGTTCGATCATTATTGAGCTGCTGTGGTATCTGCAGGCAAATACAAGTTCCCGAGAGTTGGAACGTCAGGGCGTTACCATCTGGCGAGAATGGGCAAATAAGGAAGGTGAGCTAGGGCCCGTCTACGGCGACCAGTGGAGAAACTGGGCGGTCGAACCCAGTGTGGTATTTGTGCAACCGCGCCGGATCAGCCCCTGTGTGGCTGCACTAGCCACACGTGAACTTATTGAGCCAGAGCAAACAGCTGATGATTTCGTTGGAAGCCACCACCGTACAAAAGAATGTGGTGAATTGTTGGTTATCAGACATGACGGAAAATCAGGAAAAGAAAAAACATACACCGTACAGTTCAAGGCGACGGGCTATATAAAAACGAATGTGCGACGCAGCGTGATTAAGCGTGGACATATTATTGATGTGCTCTTGCCTCGAGTCTCTGGTGTTGGATATCTTGGCGAATTCGATAAGACAGACCCAATGCTAAAGCAATTGCAGCGCCATTGGTATAAAATGTTGGATAGATGCTACAATTCATCAACAATAGAATACGCTCTGTACGGCGGGGCCGGGGTACACGTACACCCTGACTGGCACAACTTTGCAACGTTCCAACGTGATGTAAAACGGATTCCAGGCTGGAACACCAAGCGGCTGAACCCCTTAGCGTACGAACTTGATAAGGATTATTACGAATCTAATTGCTACTCTAAGACGACATGCGTGTGGCTGAGCACCCAACACAATACACTGTATCGTCGAAATCCTCGACCATTCATTGCCACCTCACCTGACGGTCGTAAATTCACAAGTCTATCAATTGATCAGTTCGCGTCGATTCACGGACTGTCAGGACCCATCATTCGGAAAGTACTAACCGGTCAATACACTCATCACAAAGGTTTTACTTTTCAATACCTTGATATTCCACCAGGGAGTGTTGCTCGATATCGCCTGCCAATCGATCAGATCGCCAATCTGGTCCATTCTCTGAAGAACAACCCGAACGACCGTCGAATGATCGTCACAGCATGGAACCCCGCAGTCCTGCCTGACACCTCCGTCTCATTCGACGACAATGTTGCGAACGGAAAGCAAGCCCTGCCACCGTGCCATTACACGTTCCAGTGCTTTGCACGCCCACGGACTGTTGAAGAGATGACAAAACATGCGGTCGCCTTACACGGCCAAGAAGTCATCAAAGACATCAGTGAAAACCAGCACAAAGGCGCTGATTTCTGGAAAGAAACAGACGTGCCGATGTACGAGTTGTCGCTGATGTTGAATCAGCGGTCGTGCGATATCGGCCTCGGCGTCCCATTCAACATCGTTCAATATAGCATCCTCCTCCGGATGCTATGTGAGGTAGCAAACATGGTTCCAGGTGATTTCATTTGGAACGGCGGCGACGTTCACATCTATGAGAACCACATAGAGCAACTGGAGGTGCAACTAACTCACGATCCTCTGCCATCCCCAACGTTTGAATTTGCACGGAAAATTACGGACATTGACGACTTCAAGTATGAAGATTTCAGGATCGTCAACTACACGTCACACCCCGTGCTAAAAATGGATGTGGCTGTATAAATAATGCCAATACGATACGTCATACAACGGCGTCGCTGTGGTGCCGTTGAGCAATCTTCCGGAGAATAAGATGGCTCACTTCAATGTTACGTACAAGGCTCGCAATGTAAACACTAAGCGTTTGCTTGAGCGTGTGGTACAAACCGTTCAAAACACAGTAGAAGAGTTCGTATATGTTCGTACGACACAATTCTCTCAACCGTACGACTTCTCGGGCGTATCCGACTATATCGACATGTTCATGGAGCAGTTGGTTGAAGAACATGTTATCACCACATATGACGTGATCGGTGACACACGCAACAATGACCTACACTCAATGACGCGTGGTACATTGGTCCTCGATCTTGAGTTCCAGCAGTTCAACTGCCTTAATACGACCTCAATTACGTTCGAGATCCGCAAAGTTTGACCGTTGACCCTCAGCCGTAGTCGTAGTATAGTCTCCGCATCAACTGATCGTGGAGACCATTCATGCTGACTATCCAAGAGGGCAAGCAAATTGCCAAGGAAATGTTCGTCCTCGGGTCGTACGAGGACTTTTCCGTTGCACAAATCATCGAGCTGCTGACGCTCGCAGATGATTTGTACTTCAACGAACAACAGGCGATCGACCTTCTGGAAGATGATCAATACGACGCCCTGAAACAATACGCTGCGCGCCTCGCGCCGGCAAACGTGTACTTCACGGGCGTTGGCAGCTCCGTCCGCGGTGGGAAGATCACACTGCCTTTCCAAATGGGTTCGCTGAATCAAGTGTATGTCGGCGGAGACTTCGAGCGTTGGGTCGGCAAGTACTACATCGCGGCTGAGTTGCTGGTGATTTCGAACAAGCTGGACGGCGCCAGTGCGATGTACGTGTACGACATCAACGGCAACCTTCAGATTGCGTATTCGCGTGGGGATGGCGTGCAAGGCGCTGACATCACCCGACACGCGCGCAAACTGCACGACGTTCCAGCAAAGATCGACAACAAGACGGGCGCTCCCGTCACTGTCCGCGCTGAGAATATCATCAAGCCGGTAGAGTTTGCGATCGTCAATACGGGCAAGTATGCGCGCGGCGGCCGCATCTACAAAAACCCGCGCAACATGGTCTCCGGCCTGATGAACTCATCGTCGTTGCACGACCAGATGTATGATGCGATCGACACGGTTGCATACGAAATCGTCGGCTCGACAACGACCAAAGAGGACCAACTGAAGCAACTGAAGGCATACGGCTTCCACGTCGTCGAGTACGAAACCGCAATTGCGGGCGATCTCGACGAACAAGACCTGACCGACATCCTCAACCGCGTCCGTAAGAACTCTGAGTATGAGTTGGACGGTATCGTGATCGACATTAACAGCGCGAAGATTCGGGCCAAGATCAAGACTGACGACCTGAATCCTGAGTACGCTGTCAAGTTCAAGGTCGCTGATTCGTCGAACTATGCAGAGGCTCGCTGCACGAACGTTGAATGGAACGTATCGAAAGACGGCTATTACAAGCCGCGCGTTCAGATTGAACCGACCAATCTCGTTGGCGTGACTATCACGAACCTCACTGGATTCAATGCGAAGTTCATCAAGGAAAACAACATCGGTCCTGGCGCGATCCTCAAGATCACGCGTTCAGGCGATGTGATCCCTTATATTTTGGGCGTCGCAACGCCTGCTCCGTCTGGCCCGCAATTGCCCGACGATGGTGAAGCGGTGTGGACGGATACTGGGGTTGACCTCGTCGTGGCAGATGTTAGCAACAACGAGACTGTTAATTTCGAGCGTCTGAACGACTTTTTTTCGTCGATTGACGTCCCGCACCTCGGTGCAGGGAACCTCAGGATGATGTTCGAGATGGGGTTCGACACTCCGGAAAAGATCATCCCGCTGACAGTTGAAGACATCAGTAGCCTGGTCAAATCGCGCTCGATTGGCTCCAAGATCCACAAAGGTCTTCGTGACAAGCTGACGAACATGGCGCTGCCGGATCTGATGGGCTCGCACAGTGCCTTCGGCCGTGGCGTGGGTAAGCGGAAGATGAAGAAGCTGTACGAAGCGTTCAAAGGCGAGATGCACTACTGTGTAGAGGTCAGCAAGATTGTTGGGATCGAAGGATTCGACACGAAGACGGCTACGAAGATCGCCCGCGGCTACCCGGAGTTCGAGGCATTCCTCGAGGTGATTCGCCCGTACGTGACGTTTGCTCCGTATGAGGAAAAGGCTGTCGGCAATCTGACCGGCAAGGATATCGTCATTACGGGTTTTCGTGATAAGTCCCTGGATATAAAGATTGAAGAGCTTGGTGGACGTGTTGCGTCTGGTGTATCAAACAAGACGCACGTTGTAGTGGCAGCTGATCCTACCGATTCATCTACTAAACTCACAAAAGCGCGGGCGTTGGGCATTCGGATTGTATCAAAGGACGAGTTTTTAGCATCTCTATAAGATCGTCTGGGAGCATCCCCCACCTCCCGGATGGAGACGTAACGTATACGTTCCCTTGCCCTAGCCATCGCTCGTACTTGTCCACTTGAGCACGAATCAGCGACAGAGACCAGTAAGGAGCGTCCAATTTTACCTCCACTCCTACGCCAAGGTCAGGTAGATAGATATCTATTTGACCCTTAGATCTATTTCCTGTTGATGAATATTCTATTCGAACTGTTGACGTAACTTCATTAACAATGCGCCACACTATGTGTTGTCGAAATAAGTCCTCAAGACTGAAACTCACCGGTACAGGCATCTCTTTACCAAGATATAGATCCTTAATAAGTTCCGATTGCCGCTGCTTTTCAGCCTGGTACTGTGCCAAGCGGGTATCCTTGAGCAATGTCCCATATCGTTCTTTGTGGTAGGCGCTGATGCGCTCCTTGTTTCGCTCGGCATATGCTCTGTCCGTATATCGTCTGCGTTCGGTGTTATTTGCTCGCCACTGAGTCCGGCCGCTCGCTCGTTTCTCTGTACTACAACACTCAACGCACCCACTGTTTGACGTGTAGCGACGACCCACGTGCCCGAACGCCCGACAAGGGCCAACACTATCGTAGAATCTGGATCCTTGTTGTTTTGCTTCATCTTTTGTCATGTTCTCTACTTACATAAATACGTGTATAATCTGTATTTATGTGAGTTCCGTTGCGGAGATGCTATGATCGTACCACGCAACCTCGATTTGGATCGGCTGCATCAAGCCATAGAACTGGTCACATCTGAGCGCGACCGTCATCACCGTGAGGGCAAGACGGTAGCGTATGTCACGATGATGATTGGCGAGGTTGAACTGGGCGGCCAACAGAACAACACCTGTACATCGGCAATGACGGGTTCTTCACCGGCTTCCGCTCAGCGGAGCTGGAGAAGCAGATCATCAACGCAGGTGGTTCGATGGGCTCGTCGGTCAGCAAGAATACCACGTACCTCGTCACTGCCGAACCAAACAGCACTTCGACGAAAGCGCAGAAGGCTCGCTCCATCGGTGTCACCGTTATCGGTCAAGATAAGCTGAAGGCGATGCTGTAACCCAACAATATTACCTATTTTCACTACATCCCGATTGTGTTAGGATGTAGTGAACTAACAGGAGAAATGAATGGTTCACGGACCAGAAGTTGGAATGAAGTATCATGTGATTTTGCATGGCCGCCAGCAAGAATTGTTCGCTGGCCAGCCTGCGTCACGCCATCAACAACTGTCCAATCAGCTGCTGCAGTTTGCGGATCAGGTTCGCAACTGCAAGTGGGAAGAGTTTGAAGAGTGGTACGAAATCTACAAAGATACGTACATGCCACCTACCAAGAAGAGGAGTAGGGTTTGACGACCGAACAAGACACCGCTACACAAGAAGAAGCAGCGCGCCGCGCCGCGTTTGAGCAGGCTGCTCGACAGGCTCATGCTCAGCATGCCCACCAACAACGGCAAGCGTATGAGCAGCACCAGGCCGCAATGCGCGCTCAGATGGAGGCGGATCGCTGGGCACGAATCACACAGCAGCTGATTAACAAGAGCCCGCGCCAGCAGTACGCGTGCATTGTAGCAGTAGACCTTTGTGGTGGGTTCAGCAAGGACGGCAAGATCCCGTGGAACTATACTGCTGACTTCAAGTGGTTCCAACAAAAGACAGAGGGCCACATCTGTGTGATGGGTCGCGCAACTTACGATGACTTGGTCAACCACCTCGGCAGCAAGGGTGACGAGAGCATTTTGCCTGGCCGCAAGTGCTTTGTGGTAACGTCATCGCCGCTGCCCAAGGATAATGCAATCGCAGTTAAGTCGATCAGTGAGGTCGACAAGCATCTGACATTTGAGGACGCTGAGAATAAGACGGTGTTCTTCATCGGTGGCGAGCGGATCTACAGTGAAGGAATCGCTAAGGCGAACACGCTGTACATCACGGTTGTCAACAAAGAGGTTGACGCGGACCGGTTTTTTCCAACCAACTATACGTTGAAGCACTTCAACATGGAGCAGCAGTTCGTCAACGACAAGACACCAGACTTGCGCTTCACCATCTGGAAACGCAAATGAGTCCAGTGATCTACTGGGGTCCGTATGACCGCAAGATGATTGAGACGAAGTACGCAGAGTACAAAGCGAAGCGTGAAGCTGACGGTGGTGAGATTGAAGGATATGTGATTCAGGTCGACGAGCCCTATCACTTCAGTCACTTCAAAAACTATGTTGATAAATACGTTCGCAAAGGCCATGTTATGACAACGCAACATTGGATGTATGGCCAAGCTGTGGTGCCCAACACTTTGAAAGAGGGCCTCACCGGTTTTGAGTCGGTGACATAATGAAAGACAAGTGTTAAATGACCCTCGATGAGTTACTACAAGAAAAACACACACCAAGTGGAACATACGCAGCCGTAAAGTTCAGCCAGGACACAAAGGATGCGATCGAAAAGTACATCAAAGACAATGACATCCCTAACGGGTTAGCAGCGTCAAAGATGCACTGCACTTTACTGTACAGCCGCAAGCATTGCCCTGATTACGAGCCATTAGGTAAGATCGATCCACCGTGGATCGGCAAGCCGACTGGCTTGGATGTGTGGGAATCAAAAGGCGAACAGGACGGAGAAGAGGGAACACGTTGCCTCGTAATGGAGTTCAAGTGTGACAAGCTGAACGAACGCCATGAACAACTGATGGATGAACATCAAGCGACGTATGACTTCCCTGAATACAAAACACACGTCACACTGTCATATGACATTGGTGATTTAGACGAAGCAGAACTACCAGATATCAAGAGCGTTGTCAAGAAGCTGGAAATCGTTGAAGAATATGGCGAGGATCTTGATTTGAGCTGGGCCAAAAACGAGGGAACGGAAAAATGAACACAACAGACAAGACGATTTCTACGTACACACAAAACGATACAACATCAGGGAGTGAGGATGCAATCCTCACTGGCATGCGCTGCTTCTCCGTTGCGTTAGGCCACTGGCTAAAGCATGCTGAGGCTGTGTGTGTTACGCTGGCTCCACAGCCGAATTTTCCAAACGACCGTAGCGGCCGCTTTGTCGTGTTCCGCAATCAGGATCAGATCCTGATCAACTATGCGCCAGAAGGCTTGCGAGCTGCTGACGGTGAAGTGTTCTCCATTGGAGAATTTCAATGATCACCGCCAAGCAAGTTGAAAGCCACAGCTGGTGCAAGTTCGCCAAGCTGCGGACGTTCGCGTTGTCGGGCGAAAATGGTCAACATCCGTTCTCGATCACGATTGATGCTCGTGACGTTGATGCGACACTTGAAATGGCGCTTACCCGATTCTGTGACGAACCCCACAATCCAATCATGCGTCAAGACGGCGGTAAGTACGTGATCGATCGTTGGGAGCCGGAAGCCCGCGCCCCCAAGGATGAGATCAAGCAAGCTCTGTTGCAAGCGCTACGCGTGGAATAATGCATTGGATACTGCAAGTAAACATCTCCAATGAAGACGGCTGGAAGTCATTGGTTGAAACACTCGACCGATTCGATATTCCGTATTCTATCCACAAGGTCGTTCCGTTTGTTGGTGAGATCGAACCTGACATTAACCCGGAAGGCCCGGTGATCTGTTTTGGTACATATTCACTCCGCCACCTTGCTAAGAAGAAGGGGTGGTATCCGGGTGTATTTGACCTTGAGCCGTTCGACTTTAGTGTCCAGCTTGATCACTGGGGGCAGCATATGTTCAACGCTGACTCAGTGATCACCAGATTTGACGACGCTGTGTTTACGAATGAGCAAATGTTTGTTCGTCCAGCAAACGATACGAAGTATTTTGCAGGTAAGGTCTACGACCGTGATGAGTTCGAGGAATGGCAGCGGAATGTCTGCACACTGAATCTCGACTACGGCAACAGCCTGAAGAATGACACCTTGATCCAAGTTAGCCCCGTCAAGAAGACGCTGAATGAACACCGGTTCTGGATCGTCAAAGGCAAGATTGTTACGGCGTCAACGTACAAGATCGGCCGGACTGTCCATTACCAGGCTCCCGTAGACGAACGGTTCCATCAGTACGTTGAGGAGCGGGTTGCTGAATGGCAGCCTCTTGATGCATTTGTTATTGACGTCTGTGATACTCAAGACGGTGGGATCAAGATCATGGAGATCAATACTATCAATGCATCAGGCTTCTACGCTGGTGATATGCAGAAACTCGTGTTTGCACTAGAGGAGGCGTTCAACGTCCCTACGGAGCCAGATCTGCTTGACCATAAAATAAGGAGCTGTGATGACACAATGTAGCCATCCGTATCAGGACATTGCGACATTTGTTGCAGAAAAGATGCCAGATGTTCTGTGGGTTCCTCGCAAGCACCACATTATCTACATATCCCCAACAGAACGGTTGAACGTTACTGTTGAGCGTGGCACTTCGGAAGACGGGAAATACTTTGGTTACGGGATGTACCGCCACGACATTCTGGAGCAGGCGGGGATTCACGAAGCAGCGAACGATTCGGAGAATCTGGCAGAGGCTTACTTTGAAAAGCTGTTTGACTACCTGTCTGTTCGAGACATGCTGGCTGTCCGCCAGCGGATCAACAAGTACATTGATAATTTCAACACAAGGTGGGTCGAGCAAGGCCTGCAACCGGTTGGAGATGAAAATAAAACCACTAGACAAAACGGAGCAGTTTGACAAGCTCAGTGAGGTTGAAACGGACGTTGGTAAGCGAGACGTCCGTGAATCGCGCCGCCGCATTAAGCAGCTAATGCACAAGCACGCCCGGACAGCCGGCAAGCGTGAGCTGAGGCGGGTGATGGAGGGTGAGAATGACGATTGACCTTATTGAGCAAAGAAGGTGGCTTCAAAGGCCTCTTTGAGCTCAATCTGTTCTGGTGTGTACTTACCATTGCGGGGCGTTACTACCTTGTATTGCTCAAGGATCAGTAACGCCCTGCGTCGTTTTTCAGGCTCACGAAGGTATGGAGAAATTTGCTCCAGCACATTGATGGCAGACCCACGATAGGTTTGCCAATGCCAAGCTTGTTTGTGTCCTTGACTCTTGGCGCGCTTAAGTTTGATAATTTGTCCACCAAAGGTTGACTTCATGAAGTCAACCAGGGTGTAAGTCGTGCTGGACAACGATACTCCTGGCGCTCGAAATTGATTGGCAGCATTCATCTTCGTTAAGGTAACAGTGCCCTCTCCGTCAAACAAACCCGCCGCGTAAATGATATGGTCTAGGGTCATGCGTTGATTTCCTTCTGAACGGGGGGTACTATGAACCCGTCTGCAGTTATTTAGCAATCTTCACCGAAAGCCAGATAAATACGGACAATGATAGTAAACTGTTTCATGGGAACGACGGGAACACGGCGGTTCGATTCCGCCCAGGTCCACCAGAAATCATCAGTCGACGATCGTAGTTGACTCACTTTGTCGCGGGCTCCGGGGCATTGAGTTAGTAACAAGCTACGTAGGCGGGTGATTCCTAATGGGCCTGACCAGGCTTCGACTCACGGACAAGTATAATGTGACGGCTATCCGAAGTTATGGACGTAATCCATTGCCAAAACGTAAATGCAAACGTAAACATGCAATTCGCGCTCGCCCTCTAATCCAGGGTTCGCGACGGGGTAGGTAACCTTGTAACAAAGTCCCAAGAAACCAGCTTCGGCTGGTTTCTTCGTTTTTACCCCCATTTCCCGCGGCTCTTCGGGTTATTCAACGTCGGTACTGAGCATATATAAATGTGTGCACAACTAAAGGAGCATGCATGACTTACAAATATGTTTACAGCAAACCTGGAAGTAACCATGACGAGGATGAAGACGAGATTGAAGTTAAGTTCCCATTCGCCGACGTGGGAAAGAAACCATTCCGAGTGTTTGAGCAAACATTCACTGCCCAGCATGTTCACTTCTATCTGAGCAAGCCAGTTGGTGAGGCTGAAGGTTACACAGACATGATCCACAGGATCACCCTTGCCAATCCATCCGATACCATTTTCATTCACTTGAACATTCCAGGTGGTCAGATCGATACCGGTGTCCAACTGATTAACGCAATGCGTAACTCCCAGGCGCGAATCGTTACCGTTCTTGAAGCCACTGCCTACTCCCTGGGCACGCTAATCTTCCTGGCTGGTGACGAAATGGTCGTCAACGACAACTGCATGATGATGTTCCACAACTTCAACGGTGGTCTCATCGGTAAGGGCAACGAACTGGTATCCGAGCTCGAAGCAACCGTTAAATGGTTCCAAGCGCTTGCTGAGGATGTCTACATCCCGTTCCTATCACGTGAAGAGTTCGATCGCATCACCCGTGGTGAAGATATGTGGATGCAAACCCCTGAAATTCGCACTCGCCTCGAGTGCATGGTTAAAGTGATGAAGGAAAAGCAGGAAGCAGAGGAGAAGGCTGAGCAAGAAGCCGAAATCGAAGCGGTGGCCGCTCTGCTCGCACCAGCAGTTGAGAAGAAGGTCAAAAAGTCACCACCCGCAAAGAAGACTGTCCCCGCAAAGAGGACGGGTCCAGTGAAGAAAACGCGCGCAAAACGTCAACCCAAGACTTCTTCAGAAGAATGATGTAAGGTAAGGAGTCATGGAAGCTCCTACCTTACAACAAGTCATTCGTCAGCATATCCCACTCCCGCCGCGTGCAAACGCGCGCGGGTTTTTTAGTGTGCTGTGCAAGGTTTGTGGAGACCATGGCAAGAAGGGCAAACGTGCTGGCTTCAAATTTGAAGGGGAGTCCGTTGGGTATAACTGCTTCAACTGCGGACATAGTGGTGGATACGATCCTGCCAAGCACGATTCAATGCCGAAGAACATGGAAGTTGTGCTGGAGGCGTTTGGAATCCCAGAAACAGACTGGCAGGCTGTCCTATTCCGCGGTTTGGAAATGCGAGAAGCAGGGATGCAGGGCGGGAAAGCGGTAGAATTCGTCAGCATTGAGCCGGACGAGATTGCGATGCCGCCGTTCTTCTATCCGCTAAAAGACGATCCTAGCGACGACTTCGCGCAATACGCGATTGAGTACCTAACGGGGCGTGGCGTTGATTGGAAGTCCCACCCGTTCCACCTCGTTGCAAAAGCAGACCATCCTGATTGCACACGTTGGTACGGTCGTCTGATTATCCCAACGTATAAGGGTAACAAGTTGGTATTTTGGCAAGGCCGTGACCTAACGGATATGCACCAAAAGAAATATCTTAGCCCGAATGTCCCACGTAACAACATTCTTAGTGGCTATGATCAAATAGAGCGCCATTCAGAAGAACCTCTATATATTGTAGAGGGATGGTTCGATGCGCACCATCTAAAGGGAGTTGCTGTCTTCAGTAACAAGATGACTGCGAACCAGATCAAGTGGATCAGTCGGTCATCACGACCGAAGGTCGTGATTCCTGATAGATTTGGCGACGGACATCTGCTTGCTAGGCAGGGACTAGACCTTGGATGGGCAGTCAGCACGCCGGACATCGGATCGTGCAAGGACGTAAATGATGCAATAATCAAGTACGGCCAACTGTACACGCAAATGACAATCCTTCAGAATACTAGTGGAGATCGGTTCTCCGCTGATACACAGTTGGGTGTCTATTGTGAAGCAGGAACATCAAAAGGCAAGGACGCTGATAAAGCGGCACTTGCGAAAAAGAGGAGATGAACTCGTAGAGTTGTCGCCTAAGGTGATCCATTACTGGTGGCGAAAGTTGAATCATGCTGTGTTCTACGGCAAACTTCCACGTGTCGCCGCAATCACATTGATCAAGCACAGGCGCGAGCATGCATGGGCAATCCCCGCCCGCGCAGGCGCCATCAAGCTGACGATCCAACCACGATTTGAGAGCCGCAGACTCTTTCTAATGGTCTTAGTACATGAAATGGTTCATGCGTGGGACCACTTCCACCATTCGCATATGACGCACGGCGAGCAATTCTTCAAGTGGCAAAAGCGAATCATGCGAACGACCAACCTTGAGCTAAAGGAGTGCCCCGATGAACACAACCCTGACCCCGACTGATGAATTAGATATTGCAACAACCATCCGTTCCGATTTGTGGAATACGATGACTCTGGGACAACTAACCCAACAGCAAGAGCTGATAATTGGCAAGATTTCCCTGGTCTATCAAATGACAGGATTCAACGCGAATCCCTCGATAAACAACATTTACGCAGCACTTCAGGTTGCGTTGACCGACTTGAATCGACTGATCGATAGTCGTGCGAAACGTACATAACTATAAGGATACCATGGCAAAGGATAAGACGTACACTGGCGCAGATATTCAAGCGCTAAGTGACCGTGAACACGTTCGGTTACGCACTCAAATCTACCTCGGTAGTATGAGTCCAACCATCTACGCGATTCCTCTACTAACCGAAGATACTCTCAGTGTCAAGGAAGTGGAGTTCATTCCCTCCGTGTACAAGGCAATCGGTGAAGTTGTCGACAACGCGCTCGATGAGTTCTCACACCTGACGACGCGAATCAAGTTGCTGAAGCTTGACGCGAAGCCAGACATTGGCTGGTATTCCGTGGGGGACAACGGTCGTGGTATCCCAATCGACACACACGCCACTGGTGTCCCAACGCCACAAATTGCTCTAGGTAGCCTAAAGGCTGGTCGCAACTTCACAGACGACAAAGAGGTTGGAGTAATTGGTCAAAACGGTGTTGGTGCAGCGTGTACTAACTACTGTTCGAGTGAATTTGACGTTGTGATCAATCGCGACGGTAAGCAGTATCACCAGCGATTTGTTGATGGTGCGGACAAGGTATCCAAGCCGAAGATCACAAAACCCACAACTCCCCAGCCAACCGGCACAAAGGTCACATTTCAACTCGATCCTTTGGTATTCAAGAGCGTCGCCCTTCCGGAAGAATTGATCCGTAATCGTGCGATTGAGATTGCGATAACCAATCCCGATGTGACTGTCGAGTACAACGGCAAGCGATATCGGTACAAAAAGGGTCTAATCGAACTGGTGGCGCAGATCGCAGGCGATAAGCAGTTTTACGCTTTCGAGATCAATGAGCTGAATGTGGTTGGTGAAATCTTCGTGATCTTGAATGCGCACGACCGCCCTGACTCACAGATGTTTACGTGGGTCAACAGCTCGATGCTGTTTGACGGAGGTAAGTGCAATACGCAGTTCTTCAACGCATTCACAGCTCGTGTCCAGGCAGAACTTGCCAGCACAGCGAAGAAGATGAAGATTGAGATCACGAACGAAGACATCACGCGTGGAATGCTCGTTCTGGCAAGCTTGAAGGTCAAGAATCCTGAATACGACAGTCAGGCGAAGACGCGCCTGACTGGGCCCGACCTCCGTCGCGAACTTGTTGGGTCAATCGATAATCAGTGGAAGGCGTTTGCTAAGAAGACCAGCCAGTGGCTGGATGAGGTAATTGAGCACGCCAACAGCCGGTATCACCGTCAAGCTGATCGAGAAGCGTTGAAGGAACACGAAAAGAAGATGCGCAAGCCAGTTCCCGGCTTGCTTGATGCTACAGGAAAGGACCGGATGAAATGCCGAATCCTGATCACAGAAGGTGATTCTGCCAAAAGTCAGATCAGTGAAGTTCGTGACCCAACGACGACTGCAGCCTTTGCGTTGACGGGTAAGATCAACAACGTGTACGATGCGACTCCTGCACAAGCTCTGAAGATGGGTAAAATCTCAGAACTGTTGCTGGCAATTGGATTGACTCCTGGAAAGCGCGCTGTTCGTAGTGAGCTTAACTACGGTGAAATTGTGGTTGCAACTGACGCTGACTACGACGGAGATGATATCTTCACACTGCTGGTCAATATGTTCTACAAGTTCTGGCCAGAACTGTTCGATCCAAAGTACCCACCAATCATCAAACGGTTGGTCGCTCCAAACGTTTGTGTGGTCAAGGGGAAGACGCGGATCCACTTTACGCGCCGGTCCGAATACGAAGCAGTCAAGGAAAAGTACAAAGGTTACGAGGTTCGGTACTACAAGGGTCTCGGCTCAATGGCTCCTGCAGATTGGGAGATGATTCTGTCTGGTAAGAGCGACACGATGATTTCAATCGTCGACGACGGAAAGGTTAAGGACGTGCTTACGCTGTTGTTCAGCGACGACGCTGACGCTCGTAAGGCATGGCTGACCAATCCTCTGGAATAATCAAATGAAACAAACATACGACACACTCCGTGCATGGTATTTGCACGATCTCGAACACCCGGACATTCATCGTGGCCGGACAACACCAAAAGCTCGCTCAATCACCCGATGGAAGGCGATTGAGTCTAAGCGGCAGGCTGTCAACCACCTAACGTCAGAACCCACAGGCGATATCTGGGTGTGGAGTGACACTCACTTCGGACACAAAAACATCATCAAGTACGCAGATGGTGCTCGACCGTACGAGTCGGTCGAGCAGATGAACCAGGCAATGATCGACAACTATATGGCCAACGTTAAGCCTGAAGACATCGTGATTTTCGGTGGTGATGTAGCGTTTATGTCCGTCACTGCGATGAATGAAATCCTTGATCGCTTACCTGGCTACAAAATCCAGATTGTCGGCAACCACGACATGGATCGAAGCGGCGCTCTGATCAACTTCCACATGCATGAGCGGCATCTGTGCATGGTTCGTGACATTCCTGGCACCAATTTCCAGCTGCTGTTTACCCACTATCCACTGGATACTGTTCCTCCTGGATGTGGTAACGTGCACGGTCACATTCACCAGAATCTGGCCAATGAACACAATATCAACATCTGTGTTGAACATACTGGCTGTGCACCCCTCAACATCAAGAGCGTGTACGAACGCGCCCTAGCCTACCTGACCCGATGAAAAAGCCAGAATCCTCGAAATACATTAGCCAACAGCGTCGTGACTATTCGCTATACGTCATGCAGATGCGAGCAATCGTGGCTGCAACGGATGGCCTGAAGGCGAGCGGACGGCGCGTATTGTGGACGGGTCGCGACGGGAAGCACTACAAGAGTGCATCTCTGGCCGGCGCAACAATGCCGATTCACCCCCACGACTCACCAGAGGGGTCTATCAACACTCTTGCAGCTCCATACGGTAACAACATCCCTCTGCTGAAAGGTGATGGTGCATTCGGCACACTGTTGAATCCAAAGGCGTATGGTGCAGCTCGATACACTGCCGTTGAGACGTCCGAGTTCACTAACGATGTCGTGTTTCGGGACATTGAGATTGTTCCAATGATGGAGAACTACGACGGCACTCTTCAGGAGCCCGTCCACTTTTTGCCACTAATCCCAATCGCTTTGTTGAACCCAAGCTCTGGCACAGGTGTGGGTTTTGCATCTACGATTCTGCCTCGAGCTTTAGATGATCTGATCATCGGACAGATTTCACACCTGAAGGGCGCTAAAAAGCTGTCTAACCCGATGCCAAAGTTCCGACCGCTTGACACTCAAGCGTACGCTAAGGAAACGACGGAACGGGGCATAGCATACTACTTCAAGGGCAAGGTTGAAGTCAAAGATACATCAACAGCAGTGATCACGATGCTGCCGTACAGCACCTCTCACCCTGAAGTGATCGCCAAGCTCGATGGGTTGATTGAGAAGGGGATCTTGCTGGATTATGTTGACAATTCGAAGAATGTGATCGACATCAAACTGAAGTTCAAGCGTGGCTATCTCAGCACCGTTGAGGAAGCTGACTTGTTGAAGATGCTCGGATTAGCTGTGCGCGAGTTTGAGAATCTTAACGTGCTGGACTTCACAGGCAAAGCCGTGTGGAACACAACGCCCGAAGAGTTGATCGCTAAGTTTACCGACTGGCGACTAACGTGGTATGTTAAGCGCTATGAGCGCCTGCGCGACCTACTAGCAATTGACATCCAACGCTACTACGACATCCGAACCGCTATCAAACACAATGTTGGTAGCGTCGCCCGGAAGACGCAGTCACGTTCGGAACTGAAAGAGTACCTCGAACAAATCAAGATCGTGTATCTTGACTACATCGCTGACCTGCCAATTTACCGGTTCACGGAAGACGAGCGTATCAAGAACGATGAACGAATCAAAGAGGCTGAGGCCCAGATGAAGGTGTACCTCGAATTGTTAGCCTCTGAAGACAAGCGCAAACAAGTGTACCTGACGGAACTGCAAGAAGTTCTAACCAAGTATACTAAAGGTATCTACACAAAGTAATTGCAGGAAAACAAATGAGCAAGCACCATGTGCACACCCACTGTACGGTGATGCATGACATCGACTGCATGTCGCTCGACGAACTCGAGGAGCAGTACGATATTGAGGTTGATGATGACGGATACGTCTGGGACAACCTCGAAGGTCAAGGGTTCGACAGTCTTCGGGAATGGGGAAGGTTCATCGAAGAGCGAGACTCCGATGAACCTGAGGAAATCTTCATTCCGCGCGCTGGGAAGCGCCGATACGAAGACGACTAATCGACCAGCTCAAACTGAGTAGCAATACTCGGTCCATGCAGAGGTGTATAGCCTTCCGCGATCAGTCTGTTGGAATCAACAGACTTTTTGCCCTTGCTGCGATCAAGCGACCATGTTACGTGGTACAGCTTCCCATTAGGACGTATCTTCGTCCCGTCTCTCATCGCAACGACAAAAGCTTCAAGACCGTCCTCCATTGCGTAACCGATAATGTCGAAGGTCACAGTTGAGCCATACGGGATGTCTTGCTTGAACGGGCCACCAAATACGTGCGTCACGTGATGGCCAATCCACTCGGGAAACTTTGGCGGGAAAAGCGTCGCCACCTTCGCACGCGACGCTTCTGTTAGAACAAACGCTTGGTAGCTCATTGGTGCACCACGATCTTCTTGAGTTGGGCGATTGTGTCATGGGCACTCTTGTGCAGAATGCCAATTCCTCCAGCTTCGATCCACGGCTCGATCGACTTCTTGCGATCATCAATCAAGATCCTGCCAACACCGGCGAACTGCGCCTTGTCACGAGAAGTGCTCACAAAGCGGGCGAAATTTGCCGCCTCGTGGCCAAGATGCTTGCGCACCCAAGCCCGCTTCTCGTCCGCAGCATTCGGCAGATGGCCAGGTGCAGAGCAGATTACCTTTGGAATGTGGTACGTGCGCAGATGCTCCCACAACACGAATGCGTCCTCCAAAGGGTCCATTTCCTCGAAGAATTTGCCACCCTTGCGCCTGTGAGCAGCGAGAGCCTTCCAAAAGTCACTCTTCAGTTGCTTGTTGTTCGGGTCGTGCTCGGGATAGAACCCTGCAATTGCCAGCGCCCGCTTTTCGAAGTCTGCCAGGACCCCATCAAGGTCGACGTTGATTTCTACGATTGTTGTCATCTCATTTTCTCCTATAACAGTCAGTATATAGCAAAAAGAAAGGCCGGACAAGCCGGCCTTTCGTAATCGCATGTGTGCGGTTATTGCTTCAGAGCACCCCACACGTCATCCCACGTCCCCTGCAGAGCGCCCTTGGAGTAACTCGACTCCGTTTGCTCAAAGAAGTTGGTGTGTGACGGCAGAGCAAGCATTTCGTCGACCCAGGGCAGGGGGTTCTTCTTTTGCTTGAAGATGCCCTTGAGACCCATGCCAATCAATCGGCGGTCTGCAATGTATCGAATGTACGCATGCATGTCTTCCCTGGACAACTGCTGCTTGAATTCTGATGGATCCAGTTGCTTGTATGCAAGAGTGATGAACGCATCTTCGAGTTCAACCATCTTCTCAGCGATACCGTACAGTTCTGCCTTCAGTTCATTGGTCCAAACGTCCTTGTTTTCCTTGACAAATTCACGGAACAAGTACGTCATGCCTTCACAGTGAGTCGTCTCGTCAATGATTGACCACGTCACGATCTTTGTCGTGCCAGGCATCAGGTTATTGCGACCAAAATTCAGCAGCATCACAAATGAGCTGAACAGCTGCATCCCTTCCGTGAACGCAGAGATGGCGCACATTTGTTGAATCACCTTCGTCGCATCACCCGATTCAGCGATCTTCAGGATGAACTCGTGCTTGTCAGCCATCTCCTTGTATTTCATGAACTCGTTGTACGTAGTGTCTGGGAAGCCCAGTGTTTCGAGCAGGTGGCTGTACGCAGCGATGTGAACAGCCTCACGTGCTGCGAAGCCAAGTAACATCATCCGAACTTCAGGCTGTGGGAATGCTGGCAGGTAGTTGTTAACATAGCCAGCTGCAACATCAACGTCTCCTTGTGTGAACAGACGCAAAATCTGCGTTAGGAAGTCCTTCTGTCCAGCACTCAAACGCTTCTTGAAGTCGTACACATCTTGTTGCATTGGCACCACAGAGTGCAGCCAGTGAATCTGCTCGTGCTTAAGCCACAGCTCGTAGCACTTTGGATAGACGAACGGCTTAAATGTGCTTCGTACGTCTGTCAATTTAGTCTTCGTCTTTGTCATCATGTTTATCATCCTTGATAATTTGCTCGATGCCATACTTTGGTATCGGTAGTTGTTTGATCACAGCTCGTATCCACGTCGCACGTGGTATCCCTAACTGTTCATATCCTAACTTGCCATATTGGTATGTTTTTGTAGTTCCATCCATAAACACAACCGTATGGGGTGCAGCTGTTGGATTCTTTTCAGGCTTACCGCGCATTGGATTCTGGTCACCGGACATACGCTTTGATGCTGCTCTTCGAGATTGCGCTGTACGTCCAGGATTGTTAATTTTGTGGTGCCATTTCTTAAACTCAGAATAATTACGCTTAATAGTGTCAATCATTCGAGCAGTGAGAAGCCGATGTCCATGTGGATCACGAAGCATGCACAGAAATGCATATTGAATTCCAGCTTCAGTTGGATGCATTTTGCATAACAAATGATGAGCAACGTAATGCTCTTTATAGGTTAGCCTAACAAGATTCTCCTTTTCGTTAGTCCCACCCATTGCTTTGGGAACTTTGTGGTGAACCTCATATCCTTGTTCACGTTTATGACCGCGATGAGATCGTGTTTCAATTAGTTGTTGATATGCTTTGAAATAGTCCATGGATCCCTCCATGGACTATTTATTAGCCTTCGCAACCTTCCGCGAGGGTCAACCTTGACACGCCAAACAATCTTCGCCTTCGGCAACCTTACGCATTGTCTCAATTTCCTCTTCAATCCGAACTCGCTTGACACGCTTACCAACCTTGTCGGTGTTCGCCAGCTTTTCAGTGCGGACGTAATACATTGCCTTCGCACCCTTTTTCCAAGCAGAGAAGTGGATCATGTGCAGCTTAGCAATAGAAATGTCGGGACGAATGAACACGTTGAACGATTGGCCCTGATCAATGTACGGCTGACGATCTGTCACGTGCTCAACAGTCCACAATTGGTCAATTTCAGACGCACACTTGAACACGTCTTTCTCATCCTGTGTCAGACAATCCAAAGACTGCGCTGATCCTTCGTCTTGAACGATTTGTAGCCACGCCTGATCGTAATTGCATCGGCCTTGTGCAGCCTTGACCTTCAGCAGCTCGTCTAGTTGCTTGTTCTTCTGAATGAACGTCCCCGACAGCGTGTCCTGCCGGAATGCATTTGCGCGCCACGCCTCACCCGACGGCGAAACATTACCGCAGATCAGAGCATTGCTCGCCGTGGGTGCAAGAGCGCTCATATGAGCAAAGCGAAGGCCGGTACCTTCCAGCCACTTCGGCGATCCACGTTCAGCGCCGAGATCGGCATTGGCACGCTCCAGGTGAGCGTGGAACTGCTTGAAGATTCGAATATTCGTCGACTTTGCGATAGCACAGTCGAACGGAATCAGGTGCTTCTGCAGGTATGAGTGGAAACCCATAATCCCAATACCAATCGAACGCTCTTCAACGGCCGACTTGATGGCACGGGAAATCTGATGAGGAGCATTGTCGATGAAGTACTGCAGGACGTTGTCCAGCATCTCTGCAATGTCCTTGAAGAACTGGTAGTTGTCCTTGTACTCATCCCAGTGAGCCAGATTGATCGAAGACAGGCAGCAGACAGCAGTTGTATCCTTGTCCGTCATCAGCTCAATCTCAGAGCACAGGTTGGACTGCACAACTTTGTAACCGCGTTCCTTGAGGATCGGACGGATCGCCTTGTTGACGTTCCCCACAAAGTGGATGTACGGCTCACCGCGGCCTTGGCCAGCACGAAGCTCGAGGAGCCTTGTCCACAATTCGCGCGCTGAAACCGTTTCATGTAGCTTGCCAGACTGAGGATCGCGCAGTTCCCATGAGTCATCAGCATTCTCGTCGTACATGCAGCGTTCAATGATCTCCATGAACTCATCAGGGATATTAACGCCATGGTGGAGGTTTAAGCAGCGACGATTCTGGTCGCCAGTTTCCTTGCGCATTTCAAGGAATTCGGTGATATCTGGGTGGCTGATATCAAGATACATAGCGTAGCTGCCGCGCCGAGTAGTACCCTGCTTGTACGCTAGACTGGAACGATCGTATACGCCCATGTGCGGTAGAACACCAACGGACTTCTCATCGGCGCCGCGGGTGCCAAAATACACACCAACACCACCTCCCAGCATAGACAGCCAGTTCGTTTCCGACAGAGCGTCTACCAGACCTTCCTTGGAATCGTGAACGTTCACTAGGAAACACGAAATTGGCAGGCCTACCTTGTTGCGGCCGAATGATAGAACCGGGGTGGAGTAGCCTAGCCAGTGCTTGCTTGCATAGTCATACAAGCGCTGTGCGTGTTCTGGGTTGCTGCCGAAAGCGTGCGATACGTATGCGTATCGGTGCTGCGGCGACGTCTCGTTGTCCATCATGTACGAGTCTTTGAGACGTTGAATACCGATCTCATCGAGCAATGCATCGCGCGATGTGTCAATTTCGATGCCTAAGTACACATCTTTCATGTAAGAGTACCTTTGTTGTTGTTATTAGAATTAGTTACCAATGATCACGCGCATACGTACGACTGGACCCAGTCGCCCCAACATTGCATTGGGAGGAAGAAGAAGAAGAACGGTCGACAGACCGTTTTGGTGTTGATGTCGGTTCATAGGTGGCCTATTTAGTGTTGTTATTTTGAACCGTCGGAACGAACTGAAAGACGCTGCGGTAGTCTCATTTCATTTTAGCTGACCCCTCTGTTTGTTATCAACAGTTGACGATCGATTAACAATTCGTATACTGAAAAGCGTTAGTTCGTGATCTGCAGCCCGCAGATCGTTTTCATCAACTGTCATCCATAGGACACCCACCATGGCAGAAAAAGAAGCCCCCAAGGAAAAGGATATCGGTCAGATCGTCCGTTACCTGACGACCACGTTCAATCAGGCTACCAGTCAACTCAACCGTCCCTTCCGCAGCAACGCTAAGGGCGCCAACCAGGCGTATCAGTTGCAGACTGCGTTCGCCTACCTGCTGAACGAGGTTGTGCAAGGCCCACGCTGCGTCCTGCAGAAGAACATTGCAGCTTGCAATGAGTTCATCGATCAGGTCATTCAAGACCTGAATCAAGAACAGGCCTCTGCCTGAACCGAGCGGTCTCAGTGACATAAATACCTCGGTTGCAAAACTGGGGTAACCATGCTCATTGAAGACCTTATCGGGACGAATGTCGGTGTCGGCATTCAAGAAATTCAGACAATCAAACGAGAGTGCTCGCAATTCCTAACGGAAGCTGCGGGCTCTCCGTTGTTGAAGGCTCTACCCGAAACGTACTTCAACTTCCACAAAGTTAAGGTGCGCTTGCAAAAGCGCCATGATCAAGTGTCTGAGGTATTTGAACGGGCGTTTGGGAGTGAGTTTGCGAACCTTCGCCAACGAGCTGTGTTCTCATACCCCGTAAAGCCCCACATTCATGAGGGTTCGGACTTGTTCTACGTGTTTCCGATCAACGGATACAAGTACCTATACAGCAAAGAAGTATCAAACTCTGGTACGGAGTACCAGCACGTAATCGATACGATGTGTGAGCAATTTGATGACCCATCTCAGGCTTCTGACCTTGTTTCAGACCTGTTGAAGTATACGTACGTTTCAGATAACCTACGTGAAGGGATTGCTGCCGACTCAGAAATCATCCTGTACGGCATCCCCTACTACTACGCAATCCGTGTCAATGCATGTCGCGAGTACGCGCCGTTCTTTGCCAATTGCCGGTGACATAAATATATCAACAAAGGACCATAAATGGCCAACATTCTGTTTTCCCTGCCTAACGGCGCTGAACTGATCGGCAAGGTTGTCGAAGAAACGACCGAAGCGTATACGATCGACCAACCTTTGGCAATTCGCCCAGTTCAAAAGGTCCCTGGCCAGTTCGTTCTCGACCTGTTCCCCCACAGTCTGACGAACCCCGAAGGCAAGCACAAGTTTAGCAAGAGCCAACTGCTCAGCATCTCACTTGAGATCCCTGACATGCTTGAGAAGGCTTACAACGAACGCACATCCAGCATCATCATCAACGGTGCTGTTGACGCTTTCGCTAACCTGATTCAGAAGTAAGCAATGCCAAAGGTCGTAGTTAAAGGCGAAAGCGTCTATAAGTGCAACGTATGCACGCGAAGCGTCCGTGTCCCAACTAACAAACAGGGACTGGACGTACTATCTCGTTGCATCATTACACATGGATGCCAAGGCAAACTACACCGAGTGACATTGACTAAAGATATCAATGAAACCCCTGCCTTCCCTCCAGAAGTGCAGGGCGTTGAAGATTGGTTCCAACGGAAGGTGCTGTACACACATGAGCAGCCCGTCCAATCGCTGACGTGGACAATTAAGCACGATCTTCAGAATCGTCCCAAGATCCACATTTACGTCAACCGAATCATTGACGGCGTGAAGACGCTCGTCAGCTCGAATCCAAAGACTGTAACAATAATTGACTTGAACACCGTCCAGGTCACGTTTGATACAGCTGAATCTGGACTTGCACAGTGCATCGCACTGTCCTCCCAAAATTCAACTAACCCATCCTCTACAGCAGCAACGGCTGCATCAACGACCGCCGTGCAGATTACGAGCGACGTTGGTGAGCTGACTCTCGCAACGCTGTCGTCCTCCCCACTTGTAGCCCTCGCGTTGACGTATCGCACGTCTGGTATTGCTCAAGACGTAACAATCCAGTACTCTGGCATTGACAACGTCGCATCGATCAATTCCCCATGGTCGGGCGCTCGCAACGTGGTGATCAATGGCAAAAAGTACACGGTTCGAAGCTTCAACCTAACTACAACACCGCTCGCACCAGCATACTTCGCTGCTGGTGATGTGCCTGCAGGCTCTGCATTCTACGTAAGCAACTACGTTGGTGCACCTCCTGCGGCTGGTGAGTGCTTGATTCTGCTCGGCTCACCACCGTACGCAACTATCGACCGTGTGTACGACAAATACATCGACGTGGCATATTTGAACTCAGACGCACCCGAGTTGTTCTATACAACTGGCAAGGGGTATGCTCAACCGTCAGTGTTGAGGTCTACATACCCGCCCGTGTTGGTAGTTTAATCCGACTTTTTGATTCTATAATCTCCAAATAGGAGAAGATATGGATAATAACAACAAACAACGCCTTCTGGTGGAGTACTTGATTTCCTCCCCGGATACCTTTGCGCGATGCAAAGGAATTGTCAAGTCGACATACTTCGATCCAGAGTATCGCAAGACAGTTGACTTTTTGCACTCATACTACGACAAGTATAGTGCAACGCCGAACCCAGCACAGGTCAAGGCTGAAACTGGCGTTCATCTAGAAACACACCACATTACCCGAGATCAGATTATGTACTGTTCGGATGAGATTGAAACATTCTGTCGCCGCCGCGCGGTGCAACAGGCAATCCTCGCTGCACCGAAGATGATTGCAGATGAGGATTATGGCGGTGTTGAGAACCTAATCAAGGACGCGATTTCTGTGTCCTTGAATCGTGAACTTGGCCTTGAGTATTTCTTATCGCCACTTGAACGACTACGGGCCCTTGCAGCGACACCGCAACGCACCCCAACCTTGTGGACCGCATTTGATCAACTGCTCGGTGGTGGCCTGGCACGCAAGGAAATCTTGCTGTTCTCGGCTAACTCCGGCGGTGGTAAGTCGATCACTCTCGCCAACTTAGCACTAAACTTCTTGATGCAAGAGAAGTTCCCAGGAGCTGGCAAGAAGATGGATGTGTTGTACATATCTCTAGAACTGTCTGAAGAGTTGATTGCTCAGCGATTCGACACGATGTACACTGGGATTTCATCGGTTTGCTGGCAGGATAACTACCGCCGAATTGCTGATGAGGTCAAAGATATCGGCCAGCATATGGGTCGATTGACAATCAAGCACATGCCATCAGGCACGAATGCTAACGCAATCCGCGGATTCCTGAAAGAGTTTGAACTCAAAAATGGATATATCCCTGACCTGTTAGTGATCGATTACCTTGATATTATGGGAGCAAATGAGCACGTTTCAGCGGATAATGTATTCGAGAAAGACAAGCGCTCAGCTGAACAGCTTCGTGATATCTTGTTTGAATACAACATGTATGGTGCCACTGCTTCCCAACAGAACCGTTCTGCCATTGATGCTCAAGAGTTGAATCACAGCCACATCGCTGGCGGTATCAGTAAGGTCAATACTGTTGACTGGTATGTGTCAATCATCATGAATTCAACCATGAAAGCCGCTGGCGAGATTGGATTTGCATTCCTGAAGACTCGTAGCAGCGACGGTGTTGGCAAGACGATCTACCTGAAGTGGGACAACAACAGCCTGCGGATCAAGAACATGCCGAAGGATGAAGAAGTCGATGACGATGGTGTCATAAGTAACAAGATCGCCGATCTGAAGGCGAAGAGAACCCCAAAGCAGCAAAAACTGCTTGACATCTTCGACTTGCCAGAGTCGTAAATACACCAATAACAATAAAGGAGACGATATGTCACTGAAGCTCGAACCAACCACAATCATCAACGTTGATAGCTCATCATTCGAAGTATCGAAGATGAGTGCAGAAGTTCAACAAATGATCAAGTACTTCGATGATTGGCGTCAGAAGGAAGTTGATCTGACCAGCAACCTGCTGATGGTCCGCGGGGCAATCCGCGACATCCAGAACACCCTCCTGGAGACGATCACCAAGGAATTGGAGGCAGCCAAGGTGAAGGCTGTAGCCCCGGCAGAAGACGTTACCGACGTCGCCCCTGCTCCGGTCAAGCGCATCAAGCGCACAGCCAAGTAACTCTACCCACTTATAACCAGAAGGATATCACATGAAACTAACCGAAGGCAAAATCACCACGATCATCTACGAGAAGGACAGTGGTGAGAAATCGTCCCGTGTCATCATCCCCGTTCAAGTTCCAAAGGATCTGATCCGCGCAATCGACCTGTCGGACGTTGAACCGGATCAACGTGAAGCCGTCGCGAAGCTGTATGAAGAGTACGCTGAGTACAAGGCTCGATACCTGAGCAATATGTTCAACTTCGAGACGTGGGCTGATCACACATATGGTGCTGTGATGAAACCAGCGTGGCGATCCTTCAAAACTTCTGGTCTACGGTGAACGAGAGCCTCTTCGGAGGCTCTTTTCTTTTCTGGTTCCATAAATACAGCACGAAACTACACGCTGTAGAGGAACAGAATCCATGAAACTGCTGAAACAACTAAACGATAACGCCAAGACCCAAGCTCTTGCAGAAGATGCGGCAGGGGGTGCTGTAGGCGGCGGCGCTATGGGGATTGTTGCTATGCCCCTGTTCTCCTCTCTAGTGAAGAACACCAAGCCTGGCACGTCCATCAAGCCAATCCCAGGCCCGTATGCTGGCAAGAAGTCCAAGAAGAAGGGCATCTTTGGTCTGAAGGAAGCGTTCGACTCGGCAATGGGTGGTCAAGGTATGGGTGACGCTGCAGGTGGGGCAAAGCCAGCCCTTGACACCACAGAGGTGATGGCAAAGCTAAAGGGCCTTGAGCAGAAAGAAAAGGTCGACCACCGTGATACCGTCTCGTTTGGCCTTGAGGATGATAATGGCGCTACAGTCCGCGTCACTGTCAAGCGCGACCAAGCTGAAGACTTTGAAAAGGCCCTCCAATCGATGATGGCCAGCTTCGAGGAGGAAGACGAAACTGTGCCAGAGATTGCTGAAGTACTGTTCAAGCTGAAGGATCAGTTTGACATTGTCGATGTTAAGTGGCCAGAAATCGCTGAAGACGAAGAAGAAGACCAAGCTGTTGCAGGCGGTGAGCAGGCTGATCCTGGTGGCGAAGGCGACCTAGGCGATCCAAACGATCCGAATGCTGGAGGTGACATGGACCTCGGCGAACCAGAGCCAGCTGCTGGTGGGGATGCCGACGCTGCCGGCCTACTGACGCAAGTCATTGACATGATGAAGGCTGACGCTGAAGCCCGTAAGGCAGAGGCGCGTGCTCGCGAAGCAGAGGCAAAGGGCAAGGAAGCAAACGCGATCGTTGCACAAACAATGGCTCGTGTTAAGCAAGAAGAGCAGTACCTGGACATGGACAGCTACAACAAGGCTAAGAAGGAAGAGAGCAAGGAAGCCAAGCGTCTAGCACAACTGGCTAAGTGGAAGCACGATCTTGCACGCGATTCTGGCGACAGCCTTGATGACGACACTGACGGTGCTGATATGCCTTTGGTTCCAAATCGCGAGACAGCACCAGAAGAAGAGGAGCGCACGTATCGCACCCCTTCACGTGTTCCACACACCCAAGTAGCACAACCGAAGAAGGTAGCCCCCGCTAAGGGCCGCGTACACCCGTACGACATCGCCGAATTCATCATTGGTAGGGTCAAATAATGGACGCCCAGTTGTCATTTAAGAGTTACCTAAGTATGGTTGTGGAAGATGTCCAACAAGACATCGCCAAGATCACGTCCGACATTGCAATGATTGATACACAAATCAATCAACGCACACAACCGCTTCTGACGCGCAAGGCCGCTCTACAAAAGATGCTGGCCCTCAAGCAGAAGCAGGCGCAAGCGGACGCAACCAAGGATGGCGCGCCCCAGCCTGGTCAGACGCAGAACCCGATGCAGGCATCAAACCAGACGAAGACGCCTGGTGCTGCACAGACGCAAACACCAGGTAATGCACCTCAGCTACCTCAATAACAGTGTTCACACATTTAGACACGATTAGTCCTGTAGAACTGAAGACAATTGAAGGCCCCAAGGGTCGATTCTACGTCACGCCAGAAGGCAAGAAATACCCATCGATTACCACCGTTCTTGGGGCAGGTGAGAAAGTCTGGCTCCAAGAATGGCGTGCTAGCATGGGTGCTGACCGAGCGGACAAAGAAATGCGGCGTGCCGCCAAACGCGGCACGGCAGTGCATGCGATGATCGAGAAGCATCTCGATAACGATCCAAACCCCACACAGGGGCACAAGCTCGAGCACATTCCCGATTTCAACCAGCTGCGCCTTCCCCTGAAGAAGGTTAACAACATCCTAACGCAAGAGAGCGCTCTATGGAGCGACACCATGCGTGTTGCGGGACGAGTGGACTGCGTTGGGGAGTACAAGGGGAAGCTGGCAATCATTGACTTCAAGACGTCAACAAACAACAAGAATACGTCAATGATTGAGGACTACTACCTTCAAACTACGGCCTATGCCTTGATGTTTGAGGAACGTTACGGAATCCAAATCGATCACCTAGTGATTCTCATGAGCGTTGAGAAGGGATCAGTTCCTTTAGTGTTTGAGCGCCCGATTGATCCGTACATCGAGCCGCTACTTTTGCGCATAAATAGCTATCACACAAAGTATGGAGCAAAGTAATGGACAATCTCGAAACAGGTGATACCGGCAAGGTACTTGGCAACACAGCAAAGGTCGAATTCTCGTCCTTCGGTAATCGTGCTGTTGAGGGCAAGGTTGATACTGGTGCCACCACGTCGTCGCTCCATGCCACGAATATCAATGTTAATCAACAACGTGGCCAAGTCTCATTCTCGAGCGAAGCCATTGGCGACAATGTGGTCACACTAGACCTGAAGGGTGTGCAGGAAGTGCACTCTGCAGACGGTGGAGGCCAACCTCGTCCAATCGTTGAAATTGATGTTACTGTTGACGGCACACCCATCCGCGGAGCCCAATTTAACCTGAACGATCGCAGCAACATGGACTCCATGGTTCTGATCGGGCAGAACATCCTAAAGGCGGGCCACTTTACCATCGACCCTAATAAGGGCGGTGATGAAGAGGGTACAGCTCCTGATGACCAAACGGCAGCGATGCCCAACGGCGTCAAGAACGAAAGCCAAATTATGCAGGCCATTGAAGTGTTAGTCGAGAACAATGTCTCCTTGGGTGACATCCTCGTGTATCTTCAGACGGCTGCAATCAATCGCATCAAAGAGTAATAGTCGTGGAAACAAAATCACCTTTTTACATTGTAGAGAACTTCGTATCGCCTTTGAAGTGTGAGGATCTGATCGACACCATTGACTTCAATGTCCCAGATACGGACAAAGAAGGTCACGAGGTGAAGACGATCAAATACAGCGAAGGTGCAGAGAAGGTAATCTACAATCGGATTAAGATGATCATGCCCGAGCTGCAGGCATATTACCAATTTGTGTATCGTGGCACAGAACGTGTCACGTTTGAGTGGTTCCCCGAAGGCAGCAGGGGACAGCATCAGAGTGAAAACAGTGAGTTCACTCGCGGTAAGTGGCTACGCACGCGCGGACGAGATTTCTCAGCCGTACTGTTCCTATGCGACTACCAGGACAAGGTGCCTTTCGAGGCAGATTATGAAGTGTACGGCGGTAAGCTCGAATTTGCGCAACACAAATTCGGTTTTAACCCTCAGCGTGGTACGTTGGTTGTGTTTCCCAGCGATCCGCACTTCATCAACTGCACCGCTCCTATTTTAGCCGGCGATCTGTATCAGGCTCGCATTCACATTGCAGCTCAGACGCCGTACCTGTATAATCCCCAAGACTTCCCTGGGGATTATACGAAGTGGTTCAACTCGGTGTTGTGATCCGCAGTTGATCTAACAACTTAACCGTTGTAACTTCCCTATGCGATTCAGTTCGCATGGGGATCTATTCACTCGACGAAAAGGAAAGACGATGAAGAATACTCATCTATTCACCAACGTCACTGCGATTATTGTTTTGTTCGTAGTGCTATTGATCGGCGGCACAACTACCCGCGTCGATCCTGCCAGGGCTACTCCTGTGCAGACCGTTGAACAGGCAGAGCCTGTTCACAAAATGTCCGTTGAACTGGTTGAAATTTCGACACCAGTGATGGTCAAGAGCAGCATGTCTGCTAACATGAAGAAGGTGTTTATGATCGGCCGTGAGGTCGGAAACGCTGAAACCCTGCAAGCAATCCTACTGCAGGAAAGTGGCGGTGGCGCCGCTGATCCAGTTGGTACAAAGGGTGCACCAGTTGGTAAGCGTTCGTACGGTGTGATGCAGGTACAAGTCGTTGCCGCTCGTTCGATCCTGCAACGCCATCCCGAAATGGTCAAAAAGTACTTCCCTGGGCGGGTGTACGCATCGCTTGCTGACGAGGAAATCATCGCTTTGCTGTTGACCAATGACGAAGCAAACATCCGAATTGCCGCTACCCATTTCAAACTGTACATGCAGCTGTGTGGTGGCGATTGGGACCGGGCTGTCGCAGCTTGGAACGCCGGTATTGGTGGTGTTGAAAACATCCCAGATCCTGCGGAATATGACTACGTCATCAGCGTCAAATCAAAGCTGGACAACGTAGTTCGATCGTTTAACCGTAAGAACAACCTCACGTTGACTTAACAGACGTGAAAAACGTAACATAAAACACTGAGACGAATACACCTATAAGGAGAAAAACATGGCAAAGTTCGCAAAGAAGGAAAAGGAAAGCAAGGGCAACGTGTTGGCTGATCCGGAAGTTCGGAAGAAGTTCAAATCAGCACTTGCCACGATTACCCACTACTTCCAACAAGCTGATGATGCAAAGGAAGGTGCGAAAGAGTCTGTTGCTGACATCGCCGTTGAGTACGGTGTCGACAAGAAGCTCGTCCGTAAGTTAGCTACAGTTATGTACAAGCATAACTACGGCGATCTCCAGGAAGAAAATCACCACTTTGAGATCCTGTACGAGACAGTGATCGAAGGTAAACTGCGTGACGCGGACCAGATCGGAGGCGATCCTCTGGATGCGCCGGTCGACGACGAAGCTGGTGACGAATAAACAAAGCGGCCTTGTGCCGCTTTCCTTCTTGGAGACTCAATGAGTTACATTTCCGCAATAACGAAAGAGAACAAGGTCTACGTTTGGGAGCGAAACGAAGACGACGAACGCGTTCTCAAACAGTACAATGCACCGTACTACTACTATTACGATGATGAAGATGGTGATTACACTACCATCTTTGGCACGAAGGTAGCGAAGGCCGAATTCGAAACGGGTGCACAGTTTCACGCAGCAAAGAAGAAGCATGCTGCTGAGCGCGTGCAGACGTGGGAGAGTGATATTTCTCCTGAGTTGCGCCTACTGTCCAATGAATACTACGGTAAGCCCGCGCCAAAGCTACACATCACCCTCCTCGATATCGAAGTTGATTACGATCCAGAACTCGGCGTTCGTGTGATTGACATGGTTGCAACGAATCCGTACGCACCTATCAATTCCGTTGCGTTAATCCACTGCTGGAAGAAAGAGATTGTCGTTATGTGCGTTCCTCCCGAGGGACAAGACTGGAACGATGATAGTCTTCGCATTGCCGTAGAACAGGCTGCTCCAGAAGCTCCGATTGATCCAGACTTGCGCGTTCGTTACATCGTCTGTGACACAGAGCGTGAGTTGCTGCTGAACTTGATCCTTGAGATTGAAGATAGCGACGTGCTTGGCGGCTGGAACAGCGACTTCTTCGACATGCCGTACATTGCACAACGGATCGCAAGAGTGCTGGACGGTGAACAAATCTCTCTGGAGACTGCAGAGACGATCGATGAGCGCACGGGCAAGCTCCGTCTGTCGTACACGGAGAACCCGAATCCGTCGATCTCTAAAGCCAACAAGTTCAAGTGGCTAAAGAAGCTCGACTTCCCAACATATGGCGCGCCAACGTTCCGTGCTGTTGAGAATAAGAACACCGGCAAACTGATGGGCAACACGATCGATCTGGTTGGTCGCATTCGCACTGACTACATGAATCTAGTCAAGAAGTACGAGCCAGGTGAGAAAGAATCATACAAGCTGGCTACTGTTTCAGCAGACATTCTTGTTGACGACAAGACTGGCGCTCCACTGCTGCCCAAGCTAGAGTATCAGGGCAACCTTGCTGATTTGTACCGCAACAACTTCCCGTTCTTCGTTCGATACAACATCCGAGATACGGAGATTCTGTACGGCTTTGAACGCAAGCTCGGATACATCGAAATTGCGAACCAAAACTACCACCTGTCCACCGGTCTATTCACGCACGTTCTCGGCACGCTGAAGCTTGCTGAACTCGCGCTTGTTAACTACTGTCACCACTCTCTTCGTCGCGTTGTCAAGAACGTCACAGAGCCTGAGGTTGATCGAGCAATTGACGGTGCACTGGTTCTGCTACCTCAGGTTGGATTGCATGAGTTCATTGGCTCAATCGACATCAACTCCCTGTACCCATCTGCGATTCGGTCGTTGAACATTTCTCCGGAAACCCTGCGTGGTCAATTCACACGATTCGTTAAGGATGCTGATGAGATTGCCAAGGGCAGCCACGCACGACTAACGTTCCGTGTTGAAGCAACAGGACAGGAAGTGACAAAGACTGCTGCTGAGTGGCGTGAGTACTTCATCGAACGTAAGTGGGCTGTGTCCGGCTACGGCACGGTGTTTGATCAGACGAAGCAAGGTTTCATTCCGGCGCTTCTTGCTGAGTGGTACGCAATGCGTAAGCAGTATCAGGGCATGAAGAAGGACGCAGCAAATGCGGGCGATTACGAAAAGGCAGGTTATTACGACCGCCTGCAGTATGTGTACAAGATCAAACTGAACAGCCTCTATGGTGCTCTAACGAACCTGTACTTCCGTTTCTATGACCTGCGAATGGGCGAGTCGACCACAGCTACGGGCCGAGCAATTCTACGACACCAATGTCGTACTGTTGCTTTGACTCTTGAAGGGACGTACGACGTCAACTTCCCAATGTACACTGACCTTGATGGAGCTGCTGAGATGGGGTACGATGAGGATGAAGCCCGGATGGTTTCCCTTAACGGCCCGTACTTCAATGGCAAGCACCAGTCTGACTCCGTGATCTACGGTGACACCGACTCAACGTACTTCAAAACGTACGCACAGACGCCTGAAGAGGCGATCGCAATTGCCGATGCAATTGCGGATAAGGTCAACGCATCGTACCCTGAGTTCATGCGCAACACGTTCTTGTGTACGACAGGCTACGACAACATCATCAAGGCCGGACGCGAAATCGTATCAGACCGTGGTATTTTCGTAGAAAAGAAGCGATACATCCTGCACTTGATTGACTTGGACGGTAAGACGGTCGACAAGCTGAAGGTGATGGGCCTAGACACAAAGAAAACAACACTTCCAGCAGAAGTGTCCAAGAAGCTGAACGGCTTTATTGAGCGATTCCTTAAGGGTGAATCCTGGGAAGAAATCTCCGTGTCGATTGTTGAGTACAAAGAAGAGCTCAAGAACGCAACTGATTTGATGCGTATTGGCATGCCGAAGGGTGTCAATAAGATTGAAGAGTACACCACGAAGTATGCTGACAAAGGAAAGACGGCTCGACTGCCTGGTCATGTTGCCGCGTCGATCTATTACAATGAAAGTCTCATAACTTACAAGGACAACATTAGTACACCAATCTCTTCAGGCATGAAGATCAAGGTGTTCTACTTGATCGGTAACCACGGCAAGTTCAAGAGTATTGCTATTCCTACCGATTCGGAAGTGATCCCACAATGGTTCCTGGATCACTTCCGCGTTGACCGAGAGGCTCACGTTGAGCGTTTGGTTGATAACCCTCTGAACAACATTCTGAAGGCTATTGGCAAGGAACCTCCATCGAAGCAGAGTCTATTTGTGGATAGTCTGCTGGTATTTTAAGGGGTAATCATGGTCCGATATCTCGCTGCAATTGTGCTGGCGCTTCTGACGCAAGTCGCAAATGCTCAGCCTGATCCATCTGCGAAGTCGGTCCTTGTGATTGACGCTGACACTAAGGATGTGCTGTTCCAGAAGAATCAGGACGACGTTCGGCCAATTGCTTCGATTACAAAGCTGGTCAACGCAATCGTGATTCTGAACGAGCAGCAGCCAATGGATGAGAAGATCACAATTACAGAGGATGACGTGGCAGCAACGATGCTGCGAGGCTATCCAACGGGAACATCCCTGCCCGTGGGAACTACGCTCACCCGCGCTGAGCTGCTGCACCTCGCATTGATGAACTCTCAGAACCGAGCAGCAGCAGCTCTGGCGCGGAGTTACCCAGGAGGGGTACCTGCGTTCGTTCTCCAGATGAATGCCACCGCTAAGTTGCTGGGGATGACTCACAGCAAATTTGTCGATCCTACGGGGTTGATCAACACAAACGTCTCTACCGTCGGCGATCTCGCACTGCTCGTCTCAGCGGCTGCGAACTACCCAGTTATCCGTGATTTTAGCACGTCTACTTCGTTCCAAATGACGCAGTACAGCAAGCGGCGTAGTCATACAATCGGATACGGAACTACGAACCGTCTTGTCAAATTGGCAGGATGGGACACGATCGTTCAAAAGACAGGCTTCATCAATGACGCTGGCCACTGTATGGTAATGATGACCAAAATTGCGTCGCGGCGTGTGGTAATGGTGCTGTTGAACACCCCGTCGAACGACCGACGTACAACCGATGCGATCACATTGAAATACTGGGTGGAAACCGGCGAAATGCCTCCAGCCACACAACCCAAGAGTCAACGTCGTCATCGTTGACTTCTACAGACTAAACCTGTAGTGTAATCTGACAACAATAATAAGGAGAACCTCCATGAAGGTCGATCAGCAATCCCTTGCGTACATCGAGAATGTCGTAACCACAGCACGGTTAGTTGGCATCGATGGCATCATCATTGAGAAGGATCGCGTCCGAGCCGTCGACGAAGACAGCACCGTGATTCTGCTACATACAACTAATGTTCCAGAGTTACCATTTGGTTCGATCGGTCTCAACCGAACGGACGTGTTCTCTTCCCGCTATGCAATCGCACGGTCGATTGACAACTTTGAGATGGACGTCATTGTAGACGGTCCTGAAGACGCTCGGTACGCACGGGCGCTCACAATGAAGGCAAAGGGCACGAAGATCGATTACCGTTGTGCCAACCCCGCAACGATCCGTGCCCCAAAGGCTCTGAACGATGCTGTGAAGTATCGTGTTCGGATGCATCCGGAAGCAGTTCTGCACATGCAAAAGGGTGCGAGTGCTATGGAATCTGATGAGCTGACAATGATTGGCAGCAAAGATTCAGTCTCGTTTGAAGTCTCTGACATCAACGGCGACAAGTTGTCATTCAAATTTGGCGACACAGTTGATAACGTTCAACCAGACGACACGTCAGACCCAAAGTTTGCCAACCGTTATCCCATCAAGCTGCTACAGACGCTGTTCAAGGCAAATCCTGACGGCTACTTCTTTGTCACGTCCCGTGGCATGTTGAAAGTCTCTGTCAACGGTCTTGACGTCTATGTTCTTCCGAGGACCTAATCATGTGGCAAGCATTCAAAAATTGGTGGAAGCGCGACCAACTTGCGCTTGAACAGCGATTCTCTAGTCTTGCAGCTGCCGTCAACCAGCAGGCTGCTGAGAGTGCCAAACGAGAGCAAGAGCTCCAGCAACGCTTAGAACAGGCAGAAGCAGAAGCGGCGGTCCTTCGGGAACAAGCAGTTGCTGACCAATCTAAGCGCGATAGCACTGAGCCGTGGGTTGAAATCAAGAGCGCTGAACATCACCCCGTTCGCGGTCTTGAGATCAAACTCGACTGGAACGAGGCGTTTGTTCAATACCTGAAGGATGAGGGAATGACCGCTCGCGATGACGAAACGCTCGTCCAAAAGTGGCTTGCCAACATGTACCAGCACGTAGTCGAACGACTGGAACAGAAGGTGATCGACAAGTCGGATCAACCTCGCGTTAACGACTTCCTATGAGACCTGCGTGCAAAATCAGTAAGCGCCATTTCAGTGATGCGATGGCGCAGGAGTCGGCTGAAGGATCAGCTGCCTTCCTTGATTCAGCCGACTAACAGCGACGTTGATATGGTTCTGTTGCTCAATGAGATCGACGATCTTCAGCAACAGAACTATGCCGCATACACGCTGATAAACGAATACAGACAAAAACTAGACAAAGCTCATGAAATCACTCGTATTTGACATTTCAAACTTGCTGTACCGTACGTTCTTCGTCCAAAAGGAAGAGAGCGACGAAACCCTGGCGGGGTTAGCAACCCACTCTGCACTAGTAATGCTGAACAAGTACTTTCGCCAGTTCAAACCTGACCGCGTTGTGATGGCATTTGACCGCAAGTCATGGCGCAAGGCGTACACTGCCAGCGACAAGTGCATCTCGAAGAAGCCGTACAAGGGCAACCGCCGGCAGGACATGACACCGTCGCAGCAGATCAAGTACCAGAAGTTCATCGAGCACATGAAGGAATTCGAGGCGCTGATTGGATCTCATACTACAATCATCACGCTCGTGGAGGATGATCTTGAAGCGGACGACTTGATCGCTGGCTATTGCGAGCTCTGTCAAGATGAGACAGAGCATGAAGTGATCGTGATCAGTACTGACAGTGACTTGCTGCAATTACTTCGCTACCCCAGTGTCCGAATTGTCTCACCAGCGACTGACAAGCCTCAAGTCTTGTCAGACTTTGACGGCGATCCTGAGTTCTACGTATTCACAAAATGTCTCCGAGGTGACCCAACCGACAATGTCCAGTCAGCATACCCTGGTGTCCGGTCCACGCGGATCAAGAAGGCGTATGACGATCCGTTCGAGCGTGTCCAGTTAATGAAAACGACGTGGACAAATCAGGACAAGATTGAATTCACAGTTCAACAATTGTTTGAGGAAAATCAGATCCTGATCGATCTGACCAAACAACCGGAAGACATTCGTGAGTTGATCAAGTATTCCGTTGCTGCGTCTGTAGCCAAGCAACGGAAGTTCTCAATGTTCCATATTCTGCGATTCATCGGCAAGTACAAGCTGGTCAAAATTAAGGAATCACTGGATCAGTACATTCCGATGTTGAGCTGCTGATGCGTTGCTTCATTTACCGCAACCTACACAAGGACGGTTACACGTATTCGTTACGTGCTGTTGAAGGCGTCTACAAAGGCCGCGTTATTGGCTACAGTACATTTCTGTGGGTAGATAACGCGTCCTTTGTGGTGTCAGAGGCAGGAAGGCAGCGCGTTCTTGCAACGCAACGGAAGAACGTTCATGCGGGGATTGTTGGCGATGTTGGCTATCTATTCAACTATGAGCCACGACTGATAGTTGACGTCGGGATGACGGAAATGGAGCGGCCGCTAGACCAACTGGTTGAAATTGGCTACAACCCCTACAAGTATGATTCTTTTGTGGCCAAAATGACGGAAGCGCCCATCAAGAGCGCTTCCCATGTGCTGATTAGTGGTGGCTTAATTGAGGCGTGCGGTCTTACTTAGGATCTGCACCATCCGCTGGTGATGCCGTCTTGTTCTTCAGGAACGAATTCCATCCCGCACCACCAAGCAAATACGTCAGATACATGCCGAAGATGTCGTACGTTAGCTTGTCGTGGTCTGTGAACGTTAGCACGATCCAAGTGCCGACGATTACACCAACAAGATAGCCTAGTTTGTACGGTGATGCACGATCGTTGGACGAATCGATAACCATGTCTTCCCAGCGAATTGGGCTTTTTGGATCATGGCTAGCACGTGCGAACAAGATTACAAACAGTGCGAGTGTTGCGATGACGAACCATGTCGCCCCCGTGAATGGAATCGCTTGAATAAGGTCGCCAGCCTTGGCGATGATGTTTGACATAGTGAACTCCCAGAATCCCATATTTACCTAAATACCACCGGAAAAAGGAGAAAAACTATGGCAGGCATTGCACGGGTGGGAGATGGAATCTCCTGCGACCCAACCAACAACGTGATCGCTAGCGGCAGCCCTAACGTATTCGTCAACGGCAAGGCTGCTGCACGCAAGGGGGATCCGACAACCGCTCATCCGCACGGATCCGCCGCCACAATTCTTGGCGGCAACAGCAAGCATGTGTACATTAACGGAATTGAAGCTGCGATCATTGGTGATCTTGATAGCCCACACGGGAGCGGATCTCATGTAAACGCTGTGATTGTTGGTGGATCATCTGACGTTAAAATTGGTTGATGGGGACCGGAGAAACACAGATAGGTCACTGCTAAAACTCTGTTGGTAAATATCTTTTACGGTACAACTACTCATAGGAGATAACCAACATGGCAGCAGCAGTTTCTTACAAAGTTCAAAAGGCACCGAATTCACTCCCTCACATTGAGTGGATCGAGTTGCATAACGATGGCATTCTTCACGAATGCGCAATCATGAAGCGTGACGCTTCAGGTAACGTTCTGTTCTTCAAGACGAACGATTTGGACGAAATTGACAAGAAGCGACTCGCCGGCATCCTGATGGATCGTAACGCTCGCACGTTCGAACTGTGGGATCTAATGGCAAACAAGACACTCGGCAACGGCGTAAACGCTCTTACCTACTTCAACCAGCTTGTTCGTCAGATGACGCCTAACGGCCGTATTCTTGACCCACGCGCCGGTCAGATGGGCACGGGCGCAGCTGGTACAGTCAATACCAACACGCAATAATCAGGCAACTGATTTGCAAACAAAAATAGCCGCTTAAGCGGCTATTTTTTCGTCCGTTGTACTTGGTTACGACGTGATTGTGCGAGCAACAGAGATCGTAATCGTGTATGTGATTGCGAGCGTACGGTTGGCCGTCTTCAGCACGGGCGAGAAGATCAGGTGAGATAGCAGACGCTCACGTTGAGCAGACGGATTGGTGGGCGAGTTTTGCAAGCCCGCAACCGTACCCTGAACTGGTGCCAATAGTTGTGCTCCTGACGGTGGGTTTAGCTGTGTCAAGAACGTTGACGTGGCAGACCCAGACAAGTTAACAGCTGAGATAGCTCCCGAAGAAGGGCTCTGAACCTGCAGGTAGCCAGATGTTTGAGCGCCCGTGATCGACGGGAACGTACCGCCCGTTAAATCAGTAATCAGGAATGTCGCTGCAGGAGCACCCGGTAGAATTGTCCAAGCGACGTCATTCGTGTTCAGGGCTTGGCATAGATCACCGTACAAAATTTCGCTGCTAGCACCCGAACCGCCACTAGAAGGTGTTGTGAACGTGATTGTCTGCAGCGATCCGCCGTCAATCGTGATATTGAAAGAGTACGTGTGACCGGGCAGCAACCCAGTATCATCTGTTGACGTCTTCGAAACTGTACCGAAGGCGATCTGGTGATAACCTGAGGTGTTAATCGCGCTTGCACCCATCGTGTACAAGCCGATTTCGTCGAATACAAAGTCCGATTCTGTGCTAACGACAACACCGTCGTTAATGAATTGGCCGCGTGGTTCATTGCCATTCAATGTGCACGAGATGATCACTTCCGATGTTAGTCCTAGTTCGTTTGAACGGACGCCAGGACCAGACACGTGCAAAACGGAGACGGGATCGCTTGAAGGAACGGCGCCACCGCCAGCTCGTACGCCAGTATTGCCGTCAGCAGAACCTGGATCCGTGCCAAGCAGAGGATTCAGCGCTGTCTGACCCGCATCGACGATTTCTGAGTACGTTTCATTGTAAATGCGACTGTCCCACGTAGCAATGTCGGGTGACTGGCCATCATTTGGCGTCTTGTATGTTACCGTGAACGCAGCATCAACAAGAGTACCACCGTTACCGAATGCCATGCGGTAGATCTGCGACTGCGCTTCGTTCGCAAGAGCACGAGCGATGATACGCGCCATGTTCTGAGGATGAATTGCGTTATCCTTGTCGAGTAGGACGTTACCAAGATCGTCGACGATCTTGCAGTGGCCCTTGACGTGGATGGGCAAATTTACATTGTTTGTTGACATTAAATGTTCTCCTTGATCGGATATTTATCAGTCCATCCGACGCACGGAAGTCGTCAACTGTTTGATGGCATTGTTAAGGGCTACAGGCTCTACAGAGGCTTTGCCGAGATCGTACGCACGAATTAGTTCTTCACGAACTTGCTCAAACACAAACGTGCCTTTTTGTCCTTGTTTCTCGATCCTCAGCATCTGGCAACCACTTAGCTTCAGGTAAGAAGCCAAGACGATGTCGGATGTTCTATATTCGGATTGCATGTGTATTCCTCTTATATGCGTTTGGTTATGTGTTGACAGCCTCAATGCGGCTGAGTTTGAATTGTGTTGGATCTCCAGCTGGCACACCAAAATTGAAACCTGTGAACGTCAATGGCGGGTATGTCAATACTGCGGAGGTATATACAAGCACTCCGTTGATGTAACCCTTGATCTGGTTACCAGATACTACTTCCAGGCGAACAGTAATCATGTTGTTGACAGCCACACCAGAGGATAGCGTGTGTGTTGTTCCGCCTGTTTCAGCACCGTCGTTGATCTGGACCATGATCTGATTGGTTGTCAGATTCGGATAGATGTCGACGTATGGGCCAAAGAAGTCGATTACATTTGTTTCTTTGGCGAAGAAGCGGAAGTACGGATCACCAGTAGCGGGAGCGGACTTGACGTACACGTCAACCTCTGTGTAGAAGTTGCCGTTGCTTGGGGCGGCCCAACTAGAGCGAGCCCAGATGTTCGTATCCGCTGTCGTAACAAAGCCGTCGCCTGTCAAAATCAGTTCACTCAGATCGTCAACCACCTGGAAGATGCTCCACGTGTGGCCACTATCAACGGTGTGGGTAGAAAGGTCGCCGGTTCCCGAGAAAGTGTCCAACAGATAGGCCTGTGCACCAGGGCCGAACACAAACTGAATCTGTTCATGAAAGAATGCAGCGGTGTACAAATCAGGAGCAGACGCTACTGCGCAGTATGCATCACCATACGAACCGGCATACACCATTGCACCGTCGGTTGACTGACCAACGGGCGTTGTTTGCTTGACGTTTTCCAATGTTGTCAAGCGGAAGTTTGCACCCTCAGCTTGAATCGAATTTACTGTGTACGATCCGTCGTTAATACCAAGGTAAGAGCCTGTCACAATCACAGCATCACCAGGGACAAATGGTTCCGTGCGGAACACTGCCAATTGACCAGTGCCCAGTGACGTAATGTCAACAATATCCGTGTAAGTTTGCGGATAGCGAGTGGCGGCCAAGTTAAACACACCAAACTTCGTCGATGGGTTGAAGTAATACGTGTCCACGCCATTGATGGGTGCAGGATATCCGCCTGCGTCTGTCAGCTTGATGGCTGCGCCGGCCGGCCAATATGGAACGTTATCCGCACTAAGGGGAACGTTTAAGCGCCCATTGCCTTGGACGAGCAGGGAGATTGGCTCAACCAACGTGACTGTAGACTGCGTTTGTGGGCCGTTTACTGTTACATTCGCGACAGTAAACTTACCATTTGCCGTCGTATCACCGTTACCGTTAACGTACACATAATCACCGGGTGCTACTGTAACAGTACCTGAGACCAGATTGCCGGTAACAACGATCTGCTTCATTGTGCCTGTCGCCGCAATGATCTGAAACGGTGTAGCCATTACCAATTGATTCGTTGTTAAAGCATCAACAACGCAATCGATCGGCGTGCCAGGCGATTGGTTAACGAGGAATGAATTGACTTTCAAGCCGACAGGCTGAACACGCAGTTGGCCAGTACCCGCACTTGTAAAGCCAATTGGTGATCCACCTGACGTTGCAGATACGTAAATCACATTACCAATGACTGTGACAACATAGTATTGCACGCCTGGTAGAATCGTCGTTGTTGCGGTTGGGAACGTTCCATCAGTGGTAAACGTCACCCTGTCACCAACCGTGAACGTGAAGCCGCTAGCGTCTGGTGTTAGTGTAATCTGAACGGCACCAGTACCAGCAACGGAAGCCAGTAAGTTGATCGGTCCTTGTGCGCTAACAATCGTTGCTTGAGGCAAATCACCACTGTCCGCCTCACTGTACGGATTCCAAACGAAGCCAAAACCGCACGAATACGTTACAGGAGCATCACCATTGGGACCCGTCATGCCAACGTCTAGGAACATTTTATCCGTAACGCCTGCTTTCAGAGCTTCTGAGTACACATACTCAACAAAAACATCAAGCACCTTCGAGTGGTATGGTTTGACCTCTTGGATATACTCCAAGAGGCCTTCCGTTGGATCGACACGAAACAGTGCAGAAGAAAGTGTGTTAGCCATTCAGGGTTTCCAATTCTTTAGTAAACGGTTCAACCATCGCCAATGGAAAACATTCTGTCCACCCTGCAAACTGACGGGACGTAAGTCCAACAGTACGATATCGTTGCCCCTTATACTTATGAAGTAGTGCCTGTTCTAGTCGGTATGCTTCTCCAAGGGTTGTTGATACGGAAATGATAGTTTTGACCTTGCTTGTTCCAAATCGTTGACTGACTCTCTGTTTAGTTATGCCAATCTTGCAAAACCGATCGTCAACGGTAACCAAATACAATAGTGCATGGTGATTCTGTTCATCTGGATTCTCTGTAAAATACGAATCTGAATACTTGCCACGCACGTACATAGAGCATTTCATGCACCCAGCACCATTCAAGTGGTCAGCCGGCCGCTGTAGGAACGTTCCATGATCATAACACTTAATCGCGACCTTCTTATTCATACTGATGAGCGTTGTTGAGTCATAGCAGTATGTGGAGCCGTGTACTTGTCGAGCTCTAGCGATGAACTCTTGCGTGGTTACCTTACCCGTCCCACCGCATTTGGGACAGCCATACTTGTGCATATGGTCTTTAGGTGTCTGCATGAATGATCCATGACTAGGGCACGTAATCTCAACTTTTGTTGTTACGTTTACAAACTCTACTTTTTCATATGTGTATTGACCGCCATGCTTTTGCATGGCACGGTCAATAAACGTCTGTTGTGATAATTTTGCTGGCATAAAATAGCTCCTTTGATCTATTTATGACACAGGAGGGTCAGTCGTCGAAAAGACCCCCAACCTCAAGCACGCGAATACCGTGCAGGGCGATCCAGGACGTCTTCAGTAGTTCCTTGTATTTAGCGCGAGTGGATAGGGCGTCAGATAACGCTTCGAACCAAATTGCGTTGACGTGCAAGGCGTTGAACGTTGTGTAAATCGTATCCATCGCTACTGCAATATTCGCAGGAGTATCAAACGAATGTGTCGCGAAGAAAGCATCGATATCCGTTGGAGAGAAGTCATTCAGCGGATTGGTCAAGTACGCAAGTACTGTCGCAAGGCCAAGCTGTTTATCAACGAATGCTTGATCAATTCCAAGACCGAAGCGAGTGTCCGTGCCTAGTGCAGCATCGTACAGCTCGCGCTCAAGCGAAGGTACGCGGATAGACGAATCGGTTAGCTTGTAGCCGATTAGAGATTCAACCAAACGATCCCACAGAACACGAGCAATCGTGCTCGTTTGATCACGACGGAACATCAACCACTCCTGGTGCTTGTTCTTCAGATTCATCTGCTTGCCGTTGGCAGCAGGATCATCGCGAAGAGCCCAGTCGCGGGTGAAACGAACGAAGTAACGGTTGTCGTCGTTGATGTAGCTTGCAACCTTACGAATGATTGCTTCACGATACAGCACCGGCACTTGGTAGTCCGCCTCTGTCAGAATGCCGAGACTAAAGATTGATCCGTACTCAATCATGCCATAACCGTACTTCTCCATCAGGTATGGGTCGTCCTTAGGACGCTGAACGATGAAGTAAGGAGTTGGAATTGCAACCAGCTGCTGTGCTACCTCGAATGCTGATAGGCTGCTCGAATCCGTTACGTCACGTGTGGTCGACCCTTCTACCCAGAAGTAGTAGTTTGTCACTGTTGTGGCACCAGTATTAGCACCACCATACGTGAACGTCGTTGTTGAGTATTCGTAATCAGACTTCCACTGGATCATCTGCGTGCCGTCGTCAACCACGTCTGGGTTAAACGCAGCTTCAGCAGTCGTGATTGTGTGGACTGGACGGATAATGTCAATAATGTCGTACTCATTCAGCACAACCGGGTTAGCAGCTGTGACGTAGAACTGTGAACCATCCTGCGTAATTGGCAGGCCGGTCTCAACGAGCACACCGTTGACATACACATCAACTGTGTCAGCACCAGTACCCGTCAGCACCCAAGCACTTGGATTGGACGGTGTCCAAACGTAACGTTGCAGACCCGTTGCCGTCGACACATTATACGGCCACGTAATCGTAGCAGTGACACTTGCCGTTGCACGCAAAGAAGCAACCATGAGAGGTGCTAGAACACGGTCGCGC